TAATCCAGACATTTCTCCTTGTATTGTTACATTGTTCTTCATTGGTAGCCCATCTGCAGTTTTCTAAGCAGTAGTCACCATCATTGTCTTTTCTATCAAGTGTTGTACCCTTTGGACGTTCACCCATATCTGCCAGGAAGTTCTCAAAATTGTGCCACCTTGGGCAGACTTTAATACCCCTACCGCCGTAATCTTTATACCTAAAGTATGTGGAGTTGTTACATCTAGTCATCATATTAGACCAACTACTATATGTTGTAGTGTGTACCCCATCTACAGCATGACCATGTGAAGTACTTCTCTCAACAATTACTTCTTTGTTGAGACATCCGCAAGATTTAGTATGCCCATTTTTCAAATTGCCACCTTGAACTCTGGTAATATTTCCACACTCGCAGACACAGTTCCAGGCAAGGTGTTTACCATTTCTGCCAGCTAGTTCCTTTACAACCAACTTACCAAACTTTTGATTAGTTAAATCAATCATTTATGACTCAAATTTGTTGAAAGTAGTCACATCGTCTTTTAGAGCATTTTTGCTAACGTCCGCCATTTTCTCCCACAACTCTGCGCGCTCTTCTGCAGCCCGTTGAATTACCCTGCCAGCCTCTACACATCTCTGGTGAGCAGCATTAAGCTGTTGTTTAAGCTGTTCTTGCAGACTAGGGAATTTACCTTTCACTACTACCGGCAAGTTTTCAGTCATTTGCTCTCCCTTGAGTATTGTCTCATTTCCATCTTCGTCAAGTATAGTTACTTCAACAGTCATTTGTATCTCCAAAAGAGAAAGTAGGGTATCGTTATCCGGGTGTCCCCATTCGGGAGGAGAAGGTTGAATGGATACAATACCCCAAATTACCTAGCGAAATCGCAATTTCCGAATCCCTAATTTTTGATGCCGCTTTACTTGCTTGATTTCCTCATGCTTCCTACTGTAGTTCGCCACTTTGTTTGTAAGTATATGTACAACGGAAGCCATAGCATCAGCGCAGTCTTTTCCAGCACCGGGTAAATGGTCAATCCTGTTCTTCTTGGGCTCGAACTGCAACCCAAGCAGTTCCTCTACATACACTTTATGACTAGGGTGTATGATTCGGTGTTCAATATAAGCAGATTTGAGTTCGTTGTATGGTTGTGTCGTTGTTACAGTTGAAACTAGACCACTTCTTACCTTTAATCGCCTTAACCCTTGTATGAACTGCACCGAAGAGAATCTATCAAATGTACCAAACTTTATATTAAGAACCTGACAGATGTAGAAAATGAACCCTCTCAACAGATCCATATGAACTTCGCCGCCATGTGGTGGGCGAATACGGATAATCCCATCTATACAAAATACTGGTGCTAGTAAATCGGTTAACTCTACAAAAGTGTCTAGTTTACCGTTGTATCTACTGGTTGATGGCAGATTCACATAATCTTGGATATGCCCCACAACTAACCCAGTACTATCGTGTGTGATACCAATATCAGCGTGCAGCGCAAATGTAGCGCCAGCATCGAACGAGGGCTCCTTTAGATAGTCCTGGTTTATAAGCATCGCCCAGTGTGGAGAACCCCAATCTAGTTCAGCATCTATGATAATGTCATCCATTGTGAATAGTTGCTTATTATCATACACAGCCGCGTGCGCGCGAACAGCATCAACTACTGCTTCCTTGTTCTTCATGAAGGCACCTTCAACACCGAGCACAATACCAGCAAAGTCTCGGAGTGCAGCTTCACAATTTCGCTGAAAGTCACGGAAATAGTTCATTGGTACTTCAATAACTTCAGACCCTTCAAACGCCATCTCATATTTTGGTAGAATTCTGGAACTTCGTTCATGATTCCCTATTTCAACAAGGAATTTCTCTGCGCTCATTCTATCCGCAGGTAACGCTTCCCATTGTGCGTACTTCATGACAAAGATGCTAGGATCTGTTTTTGCTTCTTCCATTTTTCTGTCTAAGAAGTCACCTGGGTAACGTGCGGAAGAGTCTAATATCATCATTCCAGGCATTTTACCCATTTTATCAAACCTGGAACGCATTCTCTGCATAATAGTGCCATAATTCTGTTCCGCTTGATCATATGTTCCATCAGCAGATTTACTTAACTTACTATCTGCTATTACTTGGAAGAAGTTAGCTTCCGAAATCACACCCGCAAACACATTCAACCCAATAGCTGACATTTCAGTACTACTAACCGGGGTTACATACAATCCATTCGGGAATTTTAACATGGAACGAACTTTTTTATCGAATGGGAACACTCTCGTAAAATAATGTGTTTGTGACATACGCGCCATCATCTGGTCGAAGAGAACACGTTTGGCTGATGTCATAGATACAGATTGCAAGATGAAGTAAATAGTGGAGCCGGGGGCTAAATCATATTCTGCTTGCATATTTGTTAAACAAGAGTTTAGATAAACTAGATAGGATAGTGCCATCTCAGAGAAAAAACTCTTCCCAATTCCGATACCTCCACTCAAAATTACCTCTAAGTATTTATCTCTATTTGAAAATAACCTATCCAGTTCGTATTTTATCACTGGTCTAAGATGACCCCTTTGATTCATATACTCTTTAGATTCTAAGAACTCTTCGATATCTACCGGTTGTTTTTTGTATCCACGCGTGGCTGTCATTTGATCCATGTCTTTAGATAACATGGTCTTCATATAGTTTTCGCAGTATAATCCGAATAGATGTTTATCTAACAGTAATTGGTTGTCCGTCTCTATCATATCACAAGATAGAACAAGGTCTTCAAAGAAGCCGGTTGATTGCTTGGTTAATCCTATATCTTTGCTTATCTGCTGCACTGCTTCCAGTGCTTCCCCTATCTCTATATACTTACGCATTTACTACTACCTTCTGTGAGGAAGCTTCAATGACAGGCACATCAATAACTTCGTCCTTTGTGTTTATTAACCCACGTTCTTCAGTTAAAGCCAGAAGTCTACGTGTGGCTGAGATTATTTTATCTGTATCATCTTGTGCTTCAAACGCGAATGCTTTTAACGGTTGTCCTGTTGTAGAGAATGTAATTCTGCCTGTACCTACATCATTCTCAAGTTTGATATACTTTTCCAGGATTGAACTTAATTGCCTAATTGTATCGTTTAGGATTATAAGTGGTTTTCCTTCAACATCTTCCATAGCAATAAATTTCTCTACCCTTGCTGTCTGCACATCTGCGAGCCAGCCTAACCTGCCCATAGCATCTATTCTTGCCGACAGGTTCTCAAGTTTATCCTTAATCTCGCGTGCCCCTGGCTCGCCATTCTTTAACTGTGCTTCAACAAGGGCGGTATCATTGAGTGCCTTCATTTTAAAGTTTGCAAGGTCGCCCATAAGGGACCTGGAGTTCCTGTCAAACAGTATTCTCCAGTCTTTTTGAACCTTATCTATTATTTCAATAAATGTGGCACCCTCTCTCATGTCTAGATATATCTCCGCTAGAAGATGGTCTGGTATTTCATGAAGCCACCGCCCACTTAATGTGCTTTCTTTAGCGACAGTCGTGATATTCAACATGAGTTCTTTATCTTCAAGAACTTCTTCTATTTCCATTAGTTAATCACCTCTGTCGCCTTTTAATCACATTATCAGCCATTTGTCAAGAGGACATTGGGCAACTCTTACAATAGGTAAGGACTCTACGCTCTTTATACTCGTTATCATGCTTAGATACGTGCTTTGTGCAATGTCGTTTGTGTATGGTTGCGCCAAGGGACTCACAATACACCAAATCATCCTTATTCACCTCAAGCCAGTCTTCAACCGTTCCTGCCAGCTTAACACCCTTAACCTCTTCCCTCACTCCAAACCATCTCTGTTTTTTAATCATGTTAGTTTGCATAGTTCCTCCAGACTCATATTAGCTCTATTGCATATAGTTGCCATGTATTGTGTCCAAAGTAAGTTATCTGTTGTCTTTAATCGTAGTATTGTAGGTTCTATTATCTCTACATTGTAAGTATACTCACTTATGAATAGATTAAAGTATGCTTCATTAACAGCGTTATCACTAATATCTATGTCCTCTAGCTTTGTTGTAACCCATGATGGGAGTATCTTAGCCGCCTCTACCGCAGGAGTCTCAACAAAGTGTGTTTCCACTGGTATCCTATTCTCCAGTAGGAATAAAGCAGCTTTGTAAAGGATTACATCGTGACTGAGCACTGGATCTTTGCCAATAAACGGAAGCGCACCCACAATGGGAGGCTCAAACATGCTTTCTCTGAAATATGCTACCTCATAGGGTACAATTGTACCCCCCTTCTTTATAAACCATGCTAGTGCAAAAGCATCTCTGGATTTCGGCGATACACATAGATTGTAAACAAGTTCCAGTGCCGTCTTCCCGGTAAGTTTGTCGCTGCTCAATATTGCAAAGGCTTCGTCGAGATTATGGTAAGATGAGCTGCAACAGATAAGTAAAAGTTTCCATTTTATAAAGTTGGTGTCTTTCAGTGTTTTCCACAGATGCCCAAGACAGAGTTTTGCTACGGCTGCATCAGCACGCAGCACAGCTCTATATAAACCAGTAAGGTAATCTTGGACAGAAAGCATTAATCGTCACTCAGCAAATCATCTATACTTTTATCATCTAAATCGTCAAACACTGGCTCTTCTTTTTTCACCATCTTTTTCTTAGGCACTGGTTCGATTGCATTAACAACTCCAAGGCTCACTCCGAATGATCTTTCCAGGAACACTATATAATCTTCGATAGAAGTCCTAACCGGAGTCTTACCTTTAAATATAAGCCACTCACCACATATCTGAGATAACGCTAAAACGTCATTGTCTGTGTCATGAATCCGTTTCGCTTCTGTGAGAGCATCACCGACGATACCAGCGTCGGCAGCATCAAGCTTAAACGTCATGACATTCATTTTAGGCTTCGTATCGTTACCCGTGCGGCTGAGTTCATCTTTAACCGCCGCCTCAAGCTTAGATAGAGATAAACCCCCTGCTTTTTCGAGCCAAAGGTCAGCATTATCTGGTGTAAGCACCTTAATGAGTTCTACAGCCTTAGACCAACCCATCTTTGTTATTTTATCATGTGAAAGCCCAAGCTCCTCAACTTTCTGCCATATATCTGTAAGAAACTTGGCTTTCCTATAAGAGAAATCAAGTTCTGTCTTGATATAGGACTCGTATGTAGGGAACCCCCACCCGACAAACATCTTAGCCATAAACACTTCGTGTAGGTCACGAGCCAATACTAGGAACCCGGACTCTATGGAATCCTTTATGGTGATTATCTCGGCTCTGAGCGCAGCCTCACCCCCCACTACCTCCCCGGAACTCTGCTGATTGTTTTTATTTTTTGTTTTTAACATCTTTTTCTCCCTTTCGTAGCGGCATTACATTGTAATCTGACACCATTGATACAGACCTAGCGCGTTGGTGCATCCACTCGGCTAGTTGCTGTGCCTCCTCATTGTCTATATTAGATTGCGGCTTAGTGCTTTGAATGGAATACATGATATGCTCTGTTTCTAACTTCTTACCGCCTGAGAACGCTGTAAACATCGCATCTTCTATAC